GATAGAGATTTATCAAACAAGGTTGATGCAAGAAGTCCATTATATTATACAATAGGAACTGGATTAAATAGACATAATCCTAATAAATATGATAGGTTAACTATCTTAGATAAGAGATTAATAGGACAAAAACCTGTAAAGACTCTTCAAAAGGTAATTATACCTGATTTTGTAACTATTAATTATTCATGTATAGTATACACTGAATTTTTAACACAAATGAATTCAATAATAGAAAATATAAGTTATGGTGAAGGTACATATTTTGGCGATAAGAATAGCTTTATGGTAAAAGCTATGATTAATGAGTTTCCGAGCACTGTAGAATTAGCAATCGGAACAGATAGAGTTGTTAAAAGCGAATTTCAAATAACAGTAAAAGGACATTTGATACCTAAAAATGTACAAACACAACAAGTACAAGGTAGTACAAAAACGTTTACAAAAGGTAAAGTTTTAATTAGCGAAACAGCTGTTAATGATATTAATTCACTAGCTAATATGCCTACCCCTCCAAGTAATGATCCTGTTAATAACGAAAGTACACAACAGATGGCTGAAGGGCTAGATCCTTCTAACACAGGAAATTCACAGCAAGGATATGAAACATAAAATAATTATTAATTAAAATAAAAGAGAAGTTATGAAAAATATATTATTTTTAGTATTGTCCACCTCATTATTAACATTTGGTCAAATGCCAGAAACAGCAGATTCAATATATTGGACTCCAAAGTTTTGTAATACATCAGAAACAGTTGAAGATTGTTATGAAGCTTATACATATAATGCAAACATAGGATGTTATATGGCAGGAACATACGGAACTGCTATGTGTGACCAGCTATTTCCAGAAATATGGTTATTCGATTCATATGATTGTTGTTGTAAAGTAGCATCATTACCAGGCAGTGAAGCAGTATGGAATGGTTTTATGAATACTGATTGTCCAGCATATTTAGATTCTATTGGTTTTATATACGACGACCCTAATTATATAAATTGGACATCAATTGACGAAATTGATTTAGAACTGAATGGAATATATATTGATATGTATGGTATACAACATACGATACCACCAAAAGGATTGTCAATAATGAATAAAGAAAAGTATATTCGATTTAATTAAGGAGAAAAAGTTATGGATATGTATTATTTAGCAAGAGTAAAAGTTGCAACCGATAATGGTAGAAAAGTTACGTGGAAAAAAGAAGCGTATTTAGTTTCAGCAGTATCAGTCACTGATGCAGAAGTGAAAGTTAATGCAGATTTTTCAGACTCAATGGTAGAATTTGAAGTAGTTGAAGTAAAGAAATCTGACGTTATCAAAGTATTATAAAATAAAAAATCCAAGTGAGTTGAGGCAGTAGGTTTAAGACCGGCATCAAACGAACCCAAAATACTCACCGCTGGATTTTTTGTCCTGTGACAAAGGCCACCTTCTCGTGGTACAGGATGTTAAGAGCTAAAAATCCTCACTATTATTTACGATTTATTTAGCCAACTAAGAGCCTGTATATTTATATATGATTAACGTACTAAGTGGGCGTTAACACATAAAAATTATTTAAGGAGATTTATTATGACAAGACATCTATTAGGTGAGAGACTCTTCTCAACCGATTTATTATTCAAAAACTTTTTTGACAACGATATGGGATTTGGTTCAGTTATGGACTGCAAGCCAAATTATCCAGTTGACGTATTTATAAATAACGAAGATTTATGCTTTGATATTGCTTGCGTTGGACTTGACAAAGAAGATGTTAAACTTTCTATCGAAGGCAACACTTTGAAGGTTGTATATCAGAAAGCAGAAAGTGACGAAGCAGAAAACAATAAAAATTATATCCATAGAGGTATAGCAAGACGAAGTTTTGATATGGGATGGAAAATAAGTCCGGACTATGATTTATCAAAATTAGACGCAACAATGAAAAATGGTTTACTTCAAATTACAGTTCCTAAAACTGAAGAAGCGAAATCAAGGTTTGTAAAAATAAAATAAAAATTTGCCCACTTAGTACGTTTTTTATTTTATTATGTCAGAAAAATTTGTTATATTTAATACATGAAGCAAAGTTATATAGACATTCTAAAAAATCTTAAAGAAGATAATTCGATATCACAATCAACAAATGATAGGATTTTATTGATTGATGGATTGAATACATTTATAAGGGCATTTGCCGTCAACCCTAGTACAAATGATGACGGTGTACATATTGGAGGGATGACGGGTTTTTTGCAATCGATAGGTTATGCAATTAAAAACATCAAGCCAACTAGAGTTATTATTTGTTTTGATGGTAAAGGTGGTTCTAGCAGACGTAGAAAACTCTTCCCTGAGTATAAAGCGAATAGAAAAGTTCGAAAGCGATTAACCCGTCTAAACTCATTTAATTCACAAGAAGATGAGTCAATATCAATGTCTCAACAAATATCAAGGTTAGTGCAATATCTTGATGTTTTACCTGTGACATTATTATCACCAGAAAATATAGAAGCAGATGACGCAATGGCATATATTTGCGAACAGATATATCCTAAAAGTCAATTTTATATTATGTCAACCGATAAAGATTTTATGCAATTGGTAAGTGATAGAGTGACAGTATGGTCACCAACAAAAAAGAAGTTCTATTTCAAAGATACAGTATTACAGGACTTCAAAATACCTGCTCACAATTTCTTATTATATAGAACTATGACAGGAGATGATTCAGATAATATACCAGGCATAAAAGGCGTAGGTGTTAAAACATTGCAAAAACGTATACCTATATTATTTGAGGATAAAAAAATAACAACAGAAGATATTTTAGATTTTGTAGAGAAATCAGATGACACATCAAAAATAATGAAGTCAATATCTGAAAGTAGAGATATATTAGAATTAAATTACAAGTTGATGCAGCTTAATGACGTTAATATATCAGGAGCTTCAAAATCAGAAATTATAGATATAGTAAAAAAACCAGTCAATAGATTGGTTAAGTTTCAATTTCAAAAAATGATGTTAGAGGATAAATTAAACACAGCAATTAGAAATCCTGATTTGTGGTTAAGACAATGCTTCTTTCATTTAGATGTAATGGCAGGAAAAAGTTATGAGTGATAGATTAAGTGAATTTGGTTATACGTTTCAAATAAAAATAATTACGTGTCTTCTTAAAAACAAAAATTTCCTACAGCAAGTACAAGATATACTTGATGTGTCATATTTTGAAAATGAGTCGAATCAATTTTTAGTATCAACAATAAACGAATACTTTATAAAATACAAAAGCCAGCCTACTGCAGAAGTTATGAAGGTTAAAATATCTGAAATTAAAGATGAGGTATTAAAGAAAAGTGTCGTTGCAAATATAAAAGATGCGTATAAACATCTTAATGCAGAAGACTTAGATTTTGTAATGGAACAAACAATTGACTTCTGTAAAAATAAAGTTTTGAAAAATGCAATCATAGATTCTGTAGAATTATTAAAATCAGGAAAATATGATGATATAAAAAGAAAGATTGATACAGCAATGACTGCAGGTGCAGAAAGAAATGTAGGACATGATTACGTGGACTCTGTAGAGGAAAGATACAATCAGGCAACTAGGCTTATAACACCAACAGGCTGGGATGTAGTTGACAACCTTATGGATGGCGGCTTAGGAAAAGGTGAGCTTGGAGTAGTTGTAGCACCGGCTGGTATTGGTAAGTCATTTTTATTGGTTAACTTAGGAGTGCAAGGAATTAAAAAAGGACTTAATGTATTACATTATACTTTAGAATTAAACGAAGCATACGTTGGATTAAGATATGATTCTGTAATAACAGGTATAGCAAATCAAGAATTAAAATATAATATAGACGCTGTAAAAGAAAGCGTAAAAGATATTAAAGGTAATTTAGTTATAAAATACTATCCAACAAAAACAGCAGCGATATCTACTATATTTTCTCATGTTGAAAGATATAAGATATTAGGTAAAGAACCGGATATGGTTATTGTTGATTATGCAGATTTATTAAGAGGTAATGGCGGAAGTAAAGAATATAGATTAGAACTAGGTAATATATACGAAGAATTAAGAGGTTTAGCAGGCCAACTTGAAGTACCTGTTTGGACAGCATCTCAAGCAAATAGGTCAGCATTACAAGAAAATGTAATTCAAGCAGATAAAATTGCAGAATCATATTCTAAAATTATGACAGCAGATTTTGTTATGTCATTGAGTAGAAAAATAGAAGATAAAGTATCAGGTACAGGTAGAATTCATATTATTAAAAATAGATTTGGGCCAGATGGTATTACGTTTCCAAGTGAAATAAATACAAATAATGGTAGCTTTAATATATATGACCAAAATTCAGTGCGTGGTGCAGAACTAAAAACACAAATGAGTAATCACGAAGAATACTTACGAAAAGAAATGAAAAAAAGGTTCGAAGAATTAGATGATTAATATATTTATACTAGCAAGCAGCTGGTCTCACCGGACCGGCTTATTTTTTCAGATATCGTAAATAAAGGGAAGAACAAATGGAAATATCAAATCAAATTTTATCAGACATAACAGTGTATATGAAGTATGCTAAATTTAATGAAGAGTTGAATAGAAGAGAAACATGGGAAGAGTTGGTGACAAGAAATAAAAAAATGCATCAGAAAAAATTTCCAATGTTAAAAGACGAGATAGAAGAAAAATATAAATTGGTATATGATAAAAAAGTTTTACCTTCAATGCGTAGTTTACAATTTGGTGGCAAACCAATTGAGATATCTCCTAATAGAATATATAATTGTGCATATCTTCCTATCGACCATATAGATGCTTTTAGTGAAACAATGTTTTTATTGTTAGGCGGCACAGGTGTTGGATATTCAGTACAAAGACATCACGTAAATAAATTACCTGTTATTCAAAAACCATATCCAAAAAGAAAACGTAGATTTTTAATTGGCGATAGTATAGAAGGTTGGGCGGATGCAATCAAAGTTCTTATGAAATCTTATATGAATGGTGGTGGCAGCAGAGTTGAATTTGATTTTTCAGATATTAGACCTAAAGGTGCTATGCTTGTGACATCAGGTGGTAAAGCTCCAGGTCCACAACCATTAAAAGAGTGTATATTAAAAATAACAGGAATGTTAGAGCAGAAAGAAAATGGTTCAAAACTTTCTACTTTAGAAGCACATGATATAGTTTGTCATGTAGCAGATGCAGTCTTGGCCGGTGGTATTCGTAGAGCTGCTCTTATTAGTTTGTTCAATGCAGATGACGATGAGATGATAGCTTGCAAATCTGGTAATTGGTGGGAGCTGAATGCACAACGTGGTAGAGCAAACAATTCAGCCGTTTTAATGAGACATAAAATTACAAAAGAATTTTTTCTAGATTTATGGAAGCGTGTAGAATTATCAGGAGCAGGTGAACCTGGTATCTACTTTAACAATGACAAAGACTGGGGAACTAACCCTTGTTGTGAAATTGCTTTACGTCCTTTCCAGTTTTGTAATCTTTGTGAAGTAAATGTTTCAAACATAGAATCACAAGAAGACTTAAATGAAAGAGTTAAAGCTGCAGCATTTATAGGAACACTTCAAGCAGGATATACAGAATTTCATTATTTAAGAGATGTGTGGAGAGAAACAACAGAAAAAGATGCACTTATTGGTGTTTCAATGACAGGTATAGGTTCCGGTACGGTATTAGGATATGATATGAAAAAAGCTGCTAGTGTTGTAAAAAGAGAAAATACAAGAATAGCAAAAATTATAGGAATAAAACCTTCGGCACGTACAACGACAGTTAAACCTGCAGGTACTACAAGTTTGGTTCTAGGTACTTCATCTGGTATTCATGCTTGGCATAATGATTATTATATTCGTAGAATAAGAGTTGGTAAAAATGAATCGATTTATCCATATCTAGTACAGAATCACCCTGAGCTTGTTGAAGACGAATACTTCAGACCACACGATACAGCTGTGATTCAAATTCCACAAAAGGCACCTGAGGGTTCTATTTTACGAACTGAATCACCTTTTCAATTATTAGAAAGAGTAAAGCAGGTTGCAACTGAATGGGTAAAAACAGGACATAGAAATGGTTCTAATACTCATAATGTATCTGCAACAGTTTCTCTAAAACAAGAAGATTGGGAATTAGCAGGCGATTGGATGTGGACAAATAGAAAATACTATAATGGACTTTCTGTATTGCCTTATGATGGAGGTTCATATACTCAAGCACCATTTGAAGATATTACAAAAGAAAAATACGAAGAAATGTTAAAGTCTTTGAAAGGTGTAGATTTAACAAAAATAGTTGAATTGGAAGACCAAACAAATTTATCTGGCGAACTTGCATGCGCAGGAGGTAGTTGTGAGATTACGTAAAATGGATTGGATAGAAAAGTTATATTTCGAACAAACTTTGGTTAACACAAATAAAAATCAGGAGAAGTCTGATGGATGTGAACAAGTTAAACGAAAAAATAAAAAAGATGCAGAAGGAGGTGGAAGATATTCAGGAGAAGTGCATACATAAAATGAAAGAAATAAAAATGAATGAAACAGGTTCGCCAAAATGGACATGTAAAAAATGTGAAAAACGATTATCGTTTCCTACAGAAAATGAATTAAAAAATTTTTTCGATAAATAATTTTTATATATCAAAAAGATTTGTTATATTAGATAAAATAAGGAGGTTATAGAATGGAAAATAATTATATTTTAGGAGCAGGTCCAGCTGGACTAATTGCTGCATATTACAATAAAGACCATTGGTTGGTTGATAAAAAACCTTTAGGACAATTGAACATCCCGTTTATTCCAGGACCAAGACTTTTACAATTTACTCCGAATATGGAAAAGTTTATAAAGGAAGTATTACCTAAACATGATATAAAAACAGAAATAGCAGTAATAGGTTATAACGAAGATGGTGTTGTCTCATCAGAACCTACAAATTCATTTAAGAAAAAATATGCTAAAAAAACAAGAGGTGTAGAAAAATCAGAGTCTAGTTTTTTATCTGAAGGAATGACAGAAATACGACATATTGAAATCGACAATTTAGGTGAAGATAGTTATAAATTTTTCTTTACAGAATTACTAAAAATTATTGAAAAACGAGGTCAGTTAATGAATGACTCGGTTAAAAAAATCGACGCCTTGAGAAGAACTATTGAATTCGATAGTGGTACAAAAGGTGATTTTCATAATATAATATCAACATTAAATTTATCTATATTCAAAAATATATTAGGTATTGAAGACGAGGATTTTCATTGGGATTTATCTACATCAAATAAATGTTTTTATAAAACTGAGTATTCTGAAACAGTAGACAATATGCTTAATGACAAAAAACACCCATCGCTTTGGTACGACTATGTATATTCAGTTGATACAAACTGGACACGTCAAACATTTTTTAGAGATTATATAGTATATGAATCGGTTGAGCCTATAAAGTCAGATTATATTGAAGGAAATAAAGTTTTAATGAAGTTTGAAAATTTACCAATACAAATTAAAGAAAGTTATAATATAGAAAGGATGGATAATATAGAATTGCTAGGAAGATTTGCTCAATGGAGTCATCAAATGAAAGCAAACGAAGTATTGGATAGAGTTATAGAGTTAAAAGCATGGACAAATTAAAGAGAATTTTTGAAGTACAAAAAGATTTTACAGAAAAGTTTTTTAACAAACAAGGTCTTACAATTAGTGATGTAAGAAATAATAAAGAATTGAAAGTAAAATGGAATAAGGAGTATGTACTTGCATTATCTAAAGAGGTATATGAAGTATTAGACGAAATTGATTGGAAAATGCATACATCTAAAAAATCTGAAGATGTAAATGATAATGTACTCGAAGAATGTGTTGATGTACTAAAATATCTTTTTGGAATAATTCAATTGAATGGATTTTCTGTCGATGATTTATATGAAAAATTTATGGACAAATCTAGAGTAGTTGAAGCTAAATTCAAACAAGAAGAGGTAATGGAAAAAATAAAAGCATCGGATAAAAAAATTGCTTTTATAGACATAGATGGTGTACTTGCAGACTGGCCAGGAGGCTTTTTGAAATGGGCAGGATATGAAAGTCTTGCTCAGTTCAAGAATCAGGTAGATAAAAAAGAGCAGTATAGAATTAAGGCAGAATATAGAACATGTGGCGTAAAAGCTTTATTAGATGTACTTCAAGGTGCAAAAGAATTTATGAAGCGAACATGTGAAAAATATAATGTTGTTTTATTAACTGCAAGACCATATAAAAAATACTTTAGAATATATTCAGATACATTACAGTGGTTAAAAAATAATGATATTTGCTATGATGCAATTGTATTTAACGAAGAAAAAGAAAAATATATTATCAATAATTTTGACCCTGCACAGGTAGCATTTTGTTTAGATGATGACATTACCAATGCAAATAAATTACACGATAGTGGATTCAAAGTTTTCTTAAAAAAGAATCTAGGTATATATTCAGAAGAGACACTGAATAAAAAATTAAACGAAGGTATAAAAATAATTAACGGAAATATATTAGAGATAATTTACAATGAAAGTACGAATAAAGAAATTGCACAATGATGCAATAATACCAACTTATGCAAAAGATGGTGACGCAGGAATGGATTTAACTGCTGTTTCTGGTCCAAAATTTGGAGACAATTTTTGCGAATATGATACAGGTTTAGCAATGGAAATACCTAAAGGATATGTAGGTTTGTTGTTTCCAAGAAGCTCTGTTTCAAAAACGGCGTTAATGTTAGCAAATTGTGTAGGTGTTGTTGATTCTGGATATAGAGGTCCAGTAAAATTAAGATTTAAGCAGATTACTACAACAGGCCCAAGATATAAAGAAGGAGATAGAGTAGGTCAAATTATTATCATGCCTGTGCCTAATTTTGAATTCGAACAAGTAGATGAATTATCTGATACAAGTAGAGGGGAGGGAGGCTTTGGCTCAACAGGAAACTAAATTGACTATATGTTTTTATGAAAATCCAGCTGCTAAACAAGAGCTTGTTTTTTGGGAAGGTCTTGTCAAAGAAAAGATAAAATCGAAATCTTATATTAATGATATATGGAGTTATCATCTTCAAGAAGATGATGAACATGAATTAGTAGTTTGTATTCCTATAGAAAAAACTCAAGAATTCAAGGCAATACAAAATGTCTCAACACTTGCAGACAGCGAATTTGATTTGCACAGAGCTCCAGGTAAATTACGTTATTATAAAACACTAATTTTTGGCAAGGTCGAACAGGAACAGCTTAAATTTATAGAAGTTATGATTGGTTTAATGAGTAGAGGGAAGTGGAGATGAGGCCAGTAATAATTCACATTGATGGGCCAGACAAGACAGGAAAAGATTCTATTAGACGTAATGTTGTACAAGAATGTAAAGGAGAAGCATTGGTATATGTAAGGTCTTTTCTTTCTCAAATAGTTTATAGCAGATTATATAATCGAAAAATTAATGAGAATTGGTTCTTTCATAAATGGAGAAATGCTCAGATGTCTGGAGAAAAATTCTTTTTTATTGACTGTTCATATGAACTTGTAAAACAAAGATTTATAAAGCACAATGAAGATGATTTAGATATAAAAGATTGGAAAGACCATAGAAGAGTATTTTATGACGTATTAAAAGAAGCTTCTGAAAAAGGAATACAAATTAATAGAATAGATACAACAATAGATAGCATAGAAATATCAGCAAAAAATATAATTGAGGAGATAACATAATGAGAAAATTATTTATAACAGGTGAAAGTGGTATGCTAGCCACATCAATCATTAAGTCACTAGAAGACAATGAGCGATATCATATACTTGATAATTCTGATATAGCAACATATACAAATCAATTTAGTTATCTAGACGGTAAGCTTGTAAAACCAAAAGAAGTTGACGTTACTGATAAAGCTGCACTTAAAAAAATGGAAAAGGTGCTAGGTCCTAATGATATAATTATACATACAGCAGCGTATGTCAACACGGATAAATGTGATGACTTTTCTTACGAAGCTGTAAACTCTAATATATTAAGTACTCAATATCTTATAAATTTAGCTAATAATGTAGGTTGTAAACTTATTTATTTTTCAACAACCGCAGTATTCGACCCAGATGAATATATGAAAAACGATGGAGTATTTGATGAAACAGCACCTATCGACCCTAAAACATTGTATGGTCTTTCTAAATGGTCAGGTGAGGTTGCAGCAAAGCAAGCAATGGAGTTTGATAAAGTGATGGTTTTGAAGCCTGTGTTTATTTATGGAGACGCTCCATTTGATAACTCATCTATGATTAGAAAAATATCTGAAAAAGTATATTGTGATATGCATAAAATACCTTATACTTTATCACCGTTAAATGAGAACGGTAAGCTAGATGTTTTATTGAACCCTGAAATAGATAAAGATTATATGAGATACGAATACTTTGCTGACATGTTCTTTCAACTATTGATGATGGATAATGGTTGGGGCAAGGATTTTATAGTAAGTAGAGACGCACCAATTCCGTTTTTGCAATATCTATTTTTAATAGAAAAAATTACAGGTTGTGATGATTTGAATGACCATATAAATTTAATTCCTGAAGGCGATTATCTGGCTCGCCACAATGGTATATCTAAAAACTTTTATGACTTGTACCCTCACTATCAACTTCCTGTAGGTGCATATAATAATGAACTAGGAATAAGAAAAACATATGAATCAATTGTAAGACACTATGAATATAAACGAAATTAAATATGATATTAAAGTAGCATTCGATAGACTTGACGAATCAGAATATCAAGAACTGTATAACTATAATTATACTTTAGATTATGATGAAGAATTTTTAGCTGAAGAAATCAAACCAAATTTAAGAGGAGATTTGAAAGAGCGAGTTGAACTATGTACAGATGCTGTAAAATCTTATGAAAAATTTATGAAGCATGATTTGGAAACTAGACAGTGTGTCATATTCAAAACATATCAAGGTAATAGCGAATTGGCTGCATGTCTTTCTTTATTACAATTAATTGTAAGAAATGGTAAATTAGATTTGCATGTATTTACAAGAAGCCAAAACTATAATAATAACTTTGATTACGACAATCAGACATATATGATGGTTCTTCAATATGTTTTGGGTTTTATAAACCAAGATATAGAGGTTGGTAAAATTCATGTTCACGTGACTTCTCTACATAGATATTGTTAATAACTTTTCAACAAAATCCTTTTATATATCGGAAAAATTTGTTATATTAGTATATAATATAAAAGATTAAAAAAGACTATATATGTGTGTAAAATGCGATTATAAATTAAAGTATAAACAAGGTGAAAAATTCACGAGTTATATTCCTCTGCATGGCCACTCTACCTATTCACAAGGTGATGGCGTTACGAAAATTGAAGATATAATGACGCGTGCAAAAGAAGTTGGTGCAGATGGTATATCACTAACCGAACATGGTAATATGTCGTCTTTCTACAAATTCTATAAACATGCAAAGGAATCTAACATCAATCCTATTATCGGTTGTGAATTATATACAAATGATTTATACCACAGTGACAATGACAGATTCTTGGAAATAAAGCGTGGTAAGTCAGAAACAATAGGCGACGCAGATGATTATGATAAATCAGAAGCATCGAATAACCACACCCTTGTTTATGCTAAAAATTATGATGGTGTAAAAAATATACTTAATATATCTAATGAAAGTTTTGACCATTATTATAGAAAGCCTCTTTCGAGTATGGAAAAGGTTTATAATGGTCTTAACGAAAATAATATAATTACTACAGGCTGTCTTCAATCAAAATGGAATCAGTATATACTTTCAGGTAATGAAGTAAAAGCACTTGAATTAATTAAAAAATATCGTGATAAATTTGGTGATGATTTTTATTTAGAAATACAATTAAATAATTTGGATATGCAAATGCAATGTAATAATTTCTATAAAAAAGTCTATGAAAAAACAGGAATCAAACCTGTGTTTGCACTCGATTATCATTATGCAAACAAAGATGATTGGTATATTCAGTATCTACTTTATGTAATACGACAGCGTGAAACTGTAAATTCATATACACCAGAGGATTGGTTCTATACAGTTCACTCACTATACATAAAACAGATTGATGAGATTTATGCCGAGGCAGAAAAATATGGTTTAGATAAAAAATTCCTTGAATTATCTATTGACTCTACTTTTGAAATAAATGATAAAGTAGGTATAGAACTTCCAAAATATCCAGATAATTTTCCAAAATATCATGAGGATAAAGCTTTAAGTGAATCTGAGTTTATGCAAAAACTTAAAGTTAAATGGGTTGAAAAAATACAAAATGGTTTACTTCCAGATAATAATAAGGAATACACAGACAGGTTAAAATACGAGTTGGATATTATAAAACAAAAAGGATTTATAGACTACTTTCTTATTCTTGATGATTTATTAAATAACTTTGTATATAAAGTAGGTGGTGCAACTGGTGCTGGTCGAGGTTCGGCCGGTGGTTCTCTTGTATTATTTGTATTAGATATTACAAAAATCGACCCAATAAGACACAACCTTATTTTCGAAAGGTTCTTGAATCCTGCTCGTATTGACCCTGCCGATGTAGATTTAGATATTGATTCTGACACTCAAAAATTATGTGAGGATTATCTAAAAGAAAAGTTTGGTAAACAGCGTGTATGTCATATAGCAAACTTTGGTAAGTTCGGTGCAAAAACTACAGTAAAAGATTTATGTAGAATACATGAGCTTGACTTTGTATTATCAAATAAACTTACAGGATATTTTAGTGATGACCCAAATTCACCTATAGATTTTGAAATGAAAAATGCATATAACATTGCACAGAAAAAAGGCGAAAAGGATTTGATGGCATTCATAAAAGAAAATAAAGAATTATTCTTAAAAATCGCACCTAAAATGGTAGGTATGGTTAGACAGACTGGACGTCATGCATCTGGAATTTTAGTATCAAATAAAGATTTAGATTGTTCAGAAATTCCTTTACTTAAACTTAAAGGTGAAACAGTGACCGGTGTACAGGAAGGAGGTGATGAACGAGAGGTTAGTGAGCTTGGATATTGTAAATTAGATATTCTTGGACTGAAAGCAGCGTCTGTTATTAACGATACATTCAAATTAATTGAAAAAAAATATGACGAAAAAGGACTCGAACAAAGAATCCTAAAATCTAATTTCGATGACAAGAAGGTATACGATGAGTTCGAAACTGGAAATTGTAAAGACATCTTTCAATTTGGCTCAGATAATATGATAAATTTAATTAGGACAATCAAACCTAAAAGTATTATAGATTTATCTTCTATCAACGCAATGTTTCGCCCTGCCATAATCCAGGCCGGAGGAATTGACGAATATCTCAAAAACCGCGAAAATCCGGAAGCAGCAAAAAACCGCCTAGACGAAAAGTCTCCGATGTTGTGGGATATATTAGGTGAGTCATTTGGAGTTCCTATATTTCAAGAGCAGATTATGTTTATCTTACAAAAGATTGGTGGTTTTACACTTGCTGAAGCAGATGGTGGTAGAAAAATCTTAAAGCTACTTCACAAAGGTAATCAGGATAAAAAAGATAATTTCTATAAAATGCTTGACCAATTCAAAAAAGGTGCCAAAGCTAATGGTATGAAGGATAGAGACATTGATGAACTACTTGATATATTAGGTAAGTATTCTGAATACTCATTTAATAAATCTCACTCATTGGCATACGCGATGAATGCATATATTTCAATGTGGCAAAAGGTCCACTTTCCATTCGAGTATTATACAGCACTACTTAATCATTCAACAAATGCAGAATTAAGTTGGTTTATTAAGCAGATTAAAAGTAAGAAGATTAAGTTTAATGAATTTGTATTAGGTGAAACAGGTAATACATTTGAAATTGATTATGAAAACAATTCAATTAAATTTGGTCTTAATCTTGTTAAAGGTGTGCCTGATAAAGATGCCGAGGTTATAAATTCTGTATCGCGTGGAGAAATCACATCGATTGTAGATTTAGTTAACTTCATTGTTAAAAATAAAATTACAAAAAGAACATACGAACCTCTATGTAGGTTAGGATATTTCAAAGATATATTCGAAAACTGTAAAATACTTGAGGATATTATTAATGCATGTAGAAATAAAAAGAAATCTCAAACAATCGATGGTATAATTCAGCAGATATTAGATGACAGTGTAGGTGAAAAGGATTGGGATAAAACACAGAAGTTTGAATGGGAAAAGAAATACTTTGACTTTTATTTTAATGAACATCCGTTTACAAAATATAAAAACTTTTTCTATGACCATGCACCTGATATAATTACTCAGTTAACTAGTCCTAAAGAAATACCAGATGATTTAGAAAAAGGACAGTTCAAGCTTTATGGAATCATTAATAAAATTATTATTAAAAAATCTAAAAAAACTGGTCGTGAATTCTATAAGATAGCACTTGAAGATGACACAAAACAATTGTATATAACAATCTTTAATACTAGAGATATAGCAGGATTAAATGAAGGTGAGTTTGTATGTATACCTTCATCGAAAAATAAATTTGGATTTACAAAATCTAAAAATTCTTCGATAAAAAAGCTGATATAATTTTTCTATGTTATAGAAATTTGTTATATTTATATATAAGAAAAAAGGTTACGAAATATGAAAGAAGCATTAAGTTATGAAGTGGTTGACAACCTACGAAAGGTTATGGGTACTTTACCTGAAGAGCAACCAGAATTAAAAACAGATTTTAAGCAATTACATAAAGAATGTGAGGTCACATTAGAGGACCACATGTGTAATCCTTATAAGTCTATGTTCGTTACAAGTACTTCTACTTGGGGTGATAACGAATTCAAACAAAAATGGCCACTGACTTCGCCAGAAGGAAAGCTTGAAGTTGTCAAGGCAGTATTAACTCACAATACTCTACCTCAAGCAAGAGAAATGGTACAATTTAT